TCCACTCTTCTTCGGTGTTATATTTCTCTCCTGTTTTCAAATTACTGATTGTGGTTGTCACCTTTGTCGGTTTGAGTTCCATTATACTGTAACCTCCTTTTTAATGTTTAAATAACTAATAGTAATATCGACCCCATCGCTAACGGTTCCTGCTGTCGTATAAGAAAGAACCGTATTCCCTTCCACCACCATAGGATTCGTTAAAATTTCTACGCTGGCTGCTGTCGCCAGGGTTTGAGTATTAATAACCTGAAAACCATTATTAGTAATCGTAATGGTTGGTGTATTGGAAGCCGACTTATTGGTAACATGTAAAGATTTAACAACATAGGTTTCTGAAATTAATGGATTCTGATTACTTGTCGTAGCATCAATTCCAAAAAATTTAATAGGTCCTTCAGCAGCTGTGCTGGTTACTCCATAAAATTTATACTGATTGACTACTGCCATTATTCTATAAAGAAAGCTTGCGCTTCGATCTCCTGTCTAAGTTCCTCTTGAAAAGAAGTATTAAGTTTATTGATAACGCCGTCTAGATCACGAATTAAAGATTGAAGAGTTTTTTGATCGTATTCAGCACTAGCACGCGTTAATGCTTGTGTAATCTTTGCCATTAAACAAGACTCGCTATACCTTCTCCGGGACCCTCTTGTGCTGCGAACTGAACCTCTTCTTCGGAAGGCTCTTGTTCCATTGCTGCCTGATAGACAACCTCTAATTGTTGTTCGTTTAATTCTTCCAGTGGTAATCTAAAAATTTCTAAAGCGATAGCTTCGAGTTGTTCTCGTGTTGGTTCTCCTTGAACTTCTTCAATATTTTCCTCCATCATTCCTCCTGGAGTCGCTTCTGCCATGTATTCGTCTTCTACTAATTCTCCGTCTTGATATCCGGCTCGACCACCATAAGCATAGTGTACTCCACCTGGGCCCATGTGTCCTGTGGTTGATGGTGCTGAAAAGGATGGATCAGGTATATTAATCGGTGCCCGTTGATAATCACCTTGTCCTCCTTGTATTGCTCCTCCAGTAATCTCTCCAATGGTCGTTCCTTTACCAGTAGTGTCTACAGGAGTAGGTCCTTTCCATTTGTCTATAAGACCTTTGCCTTTATAATAATTATATAATTTTGTACTTAATCCTCTGTGTTCGTCGTCACTCCATTTGTCTCCATACTTTTCAAACTGACCTTTCGCCCAGTCTTCTTTTTTCTGAAGCATTTCAGCAATACTATTGCTACCCCATCCGGATTGTAAATTTTTATCTCTTAGAATCTGGGTACCTGTTGCAGGATCTCGAACATTAATTTTCCTTCCTCCAGATCCTTGCCATACGTTTCCTTGTAAACCGGTTCCGGGAAGATTTCCCCAGCCATATTTATCTGCACCACCTTGAATCGCTTCTACTTCAGCTCGTTTCTCAGGAGACATTGGAGCAATCATTTTTTTCATAAATTCTATAGTAGGAGTTGTCCATCCTTTTATAGTCTCCTTTAATGTATCAATTCCTGTTTTTTCTGGCGCTTGAACTGTTTCATCAAATTGCATTTCTCCAAATCCTCTATGAGGTGAATAAAGGCTTCCGGGATAAACTGGAGGAGCTCTATAAGTAGAGGCCCCTAAATCTTGTGTTAAATTGTCAGGTGGCATCAGGTTTCGTGTATCAAAACGTCCTACGCCCATACCTCGAAATAAATTTGGATTATATTCTGGCCACGCTTGAGTACCAAGCATGTTGTTGTATCCTCGTGTATCTACGTTATCGTACCAAGCCATTATCTTCTCCCATCTGGTTGTATGTCTAGCCTAAAGGTTCCCAGTTTCCAGTCCTGAGAGACCGCTGTGTTTTCTATTTTAAGTGCAATAGCTCTTGCTCTTGCGCGTGTGTCCACCTTACCAGTGGAACTAGTGATTGTAAAGGGTCCTAACGAAGAACTTGCCGCTGTATCATTAGGAAAGTCTCTTAACATTAAAGTAACTCGAGTGTCACCCGTCTGAGTAAGAAAATCAGGAATAAACCTTCGAATCTTCATAATGTATTCTCCGTCTCCTCTCATGTCAGGAGCTCCTAAAAGTTGTCCTTGTGCCGCTCTCTTCTGAGTAATGTCAAAATCTCCTGAAGTAATGGTAGCGAGGATAGCGGTTACTACTCCTCCTGCATTAACTTGATCGGTCCCTGTTTCGTGTTCATAGTAGATAGTAATTCCGTCAGTGTTGCCCACGACATCATAGGAAACATCGTCCGCGTTATCATAATAACATGCATGAGGTTTAGCGTAGATAGAAGAATCTTCCCAGGCTGTTCTCGGTAGAGAACCTGTATACCAGATCGGTTTCTTAAGCATCACGGATTCTAAATAATTATAAGTAACTACCCGATCGATAACATTAGAGTCCTCACTACAATAATACCAGCTCACTTCTCCAAATAAATTATTGAGTCCTGCGTTAATAAGATTTCTAGACGTACTGTTGAGATCATCAAAAACGTAATCTTCAACGAGACAAGGCATCGATTGAAGTTGACCTGCGTATTGAAAGAAACCATTTTCTGACATCCAGAACGCAGTTCCATCCACTTCCATGCACGCATTTTTACCAATGAGTCCACAGTTGGTTCCCACTTGTTCGAAAGAAAAGGTAAAAGGTTGACCAACAAAACGCATCAAAAAGATGGCCGAATCGGTCCAAATATAAATAGCATCCCGACCTCGAATAGCTCCCATGACTTTAGAACCATTCGCGAGTCGTTGAGTTCCTGCCGTATTGGTTGCTGAAGGTGTGTAATCGCTCAGACTTTCTTGATCCGACCAGCGGATAAACATATCATCCTGAGTTGAAGATGTACCAATCGTCGTCTCCGTTCCCAAGAAAATTAAGTGTCGATCAACAGGTGATACTAACATATGTCTTGAAGCTGTTGGAGCTCCTGCAATTACTGCTGCCCGTGTCCCTGTTGGATTAGAAATTGTTGAGTCCCATGAAAAACATTTATTATTATAAATAAGAGCAATAAGTGTAGTTCCATAGTTATCCAGAACCCATAGACCGGGCTCTAGGGTTACTTCTTCCGTAGAAGAATCGCCCCACCCGACATAACTTGAAATATTAGTAATAGTGGCGCCGAGTGTATGTTCCGCTAGAGTGGTTCCATCAGCAGCACGCGCTCCTCCACTTAAAATTCCTGTACTTGTATCGTTAGCTGTAAAGGTAATATCCTCCGTCCCTATCCTAATGGTTCCTGAAGATGGAAAGGCTGCTGAACTGGTTAAGGTAACACTAGTTACACCAGCATCGGCTGCAATCGTTGCTACTAAAGTTGTTGTTGCTGGACCGGAAGCAGTTCCTGACCATTGACCAGTACCAAAACCGAATCCGCCAAGTTCTTGTGCAGGTCCGACTGTATAATAAGTTTGAGCTCTACAGCTTCCTACATTAGTCGTGGTTCCTGATGCAGCAGAACCCATCGTAACCGTAATACTCGTTGCTGTAGGAATGGACGTAGCCATAAATTTTTTATCTTCAAAATCTGCATCGGTGTAGCCTGAGCCCGGAGGCGCGGTAACCGTATCTAAATAAACAATATCATCTTCACTCATACCATGAGGAGTTGGAAAAGTTATCGTAACTGTTGTTGTCGCATCTGTAGAAAAATCACAACCCGTAATCGTCTTATCAATAGGATGAATGTCATAGTATTGTCCGCCTGAATAGACGTATAAAATTCTGTTGGTGCCAATCGCAGCATATTTAATACCTGCGTTGTCATCAAAATGGTGAAGGGCTCTTGCTGCCCCGGTTAAATTATCTCCACCTAATTGATCCCAGCCACCTAATTTTTCAGGTGTGCCGTATCTAAAACGAACATAGTCTCCTCCTGTCCACTGAGCCTCAGCTCCGGTAGGGGTAACTTGTTTATTGAATCCGGGTAAAAAGTTTACTTTTTGTAGCATAATCAGCCTTTAGGATTTTATACTACATCCAAAAGCTAATACCAACAAAAATTAATGAGCATTCGATAAGGGGTATTAGTCGTACTGGTTCCACTATGCCAGGTTTCAGTAGGAAAAATAATCATTCTGTTTTCTACTGTGTCTATATCCTTCCCACCCTTAAAAATAGTTTTTCCATCGCATGTATTTAAATGTAAGACAGCTGTTTTAGAGCCTTCAAAAGCATAGTCATAATCTTGATGAAAAGGATGGCGCCGTTGTGTAGGAGTACGAGGAATTAAATTAACTTTAATTCTTCGCAGAGATCCTGGTCTTAGTTTATTTAACACCGGCTTTAAAAAATTATAATGACGACTCGAGGGTCTATCATCAATATATATGAAGTGAGTGAATTGCATTCCTATTTCTTCCTCATCTTCATAAGCAATATAATCTCGGTAATACCATTCAAAGCCAGGACCTATTAAATGATTCTTAAGTTTAATAAAATCCTGCGAATCTAAAAAATTATCGTATATCTTTGGGCTCATCAACATAACCTAACCATCCGGTAGCAATCCATTTTTCATGTTCCTTACTTATTTGTCCTTTATGGGTATGAGTAAAATCAGTGGGCCATATAAAAGTTAAACCCTTCTTAGCTGGGATTGTGAGTTGTTGATATTTAAATTCAGTACCTCCGTCAGGCACATCATTTAAAAAGGTCATGAAGACTAACATACGATTATGGGTCTTACAGGTCCTTTCACAATGCCATCTTTTAAATCCACCCTTCTTTTTGTACCATTGAAGCTGTAGAGGCTCTATTAATGCAAAACCTTTATGCCATTTTAATTCTGGATATTTTATTTGGTAAGCCCCAATACATTTTCCAAGGGCCTTCATATACTTCAAGAATGCTGGAAACGTATTTCTAATGGGAATATACATATCCGTTGATTCTTTGGTTGTTGTATCTATTTGTGCCGGTCCTACTTTTCCTTCCACCCATCTCCAAGGATGGGCTTTGAAACATTCAATTAGATCATCGCACAATTGTTCAGGGATATACCATCCTCCTAATGCAGTATGTTCCGGTAAAATATATTCTTTCATCTAAACTCCAATCTTAACGTTAATATAAAAAGGGTTATAAGTAAACCAACCCGTAAGAAGATATTTAGTATCTTTATGAGATACAATTCCACGATGAGTATGAGTCCACTCTGCGGGAAAAATAATAGTTAAACCTTTTTTAGGTTTCACTTTTAATTTTTGATAATAAAATTCAGTTCCCCCACAAGCGCCAGTGTCTTTGATATGGTTTAAAAAAGTAGAGAAAGCTAAGTGACGGGTGATGTATGTTTTAACTCCTGTTTTTTCAAAATGCCAAAAATGATAGCCTTGTCCTGGCAAATATTTTTGAATTTTTATATTCTGGTTAAGAGACCATGAGGATTGCTGCTTAGTAGAATAAACATATTTCTTTTTGTACTTGTCTATAACGGTTGACAGTTCTTTAATATAGGGAGAAAGCGCAGGTTCTGCGGTTTGTAAGAAGACCTCAGTATTATCTTTCATAGATTTATTAATGACAGTATTATCACCTTCGCTAACACCGCCTGGAGTCTTCACAGGCGATTGTTCATACAATTGGACTAATGCATCACATGTCTCGGGCTTAATAAATCCTGATCCCACAAAATTATTCATCGATCCCTATTCGTTAATTTTATAATATTTTTTCTTTTAGTAACTTCTCCAACTACAAACAGATCAAAAGCTAATGTGATTCTAGGTTTATACCCACGATGAGTACTGGTAAAATGAGGAATAGAATTTTGAAATAAAGTTATTTTCCCTACCTCATTGGGACTGTTATAAAGTTCTGGATCATTAAGTTGGTTAACAGGATTAATATAACGTGTCGCGGTGTCTTCTACTTGAACACAGATGTGACCCCCCAAATAAGTTTGAGGATCGGTTTGATGAAGATGAGCATTAATTTTTTCTCCTGATCGCATGATGTTGGCCCAACATTGAATAAAAATGTATTTAGGAAGCTCATGTTTTAAATATTGTAAAAATTTATTGTGAGTTCTTAAGATAGCTAATTTAAGTTTAAGGATACTTTTATGTTTTAAGCTTAAAATATTTAAACGATCGAAGCGAGAAGTAGTACTATTGGCTCCTAGTCCGGTATAGCCATCAGAAATAGAAGGAGAGAAACTTAGAATAGTTTCCTCTTTGCTTAAGATAAATTGGGCTAAAGATTTAAAATCTACGTCCTTAATCATGTCTTCAATAAGAAAGTAATTCCACTCAGGAGCAAAAGGTGTTTCTTTAGGTTTACTTTTAAAATTAATTATTTGTGGATATGAACTCATTGACCTCCTTATTGTTTACGTCTTCGTAAGAACTATTAAAAGCTATAACTGTTTTACGTTCTTCTCCTTTGATAGGAGATGAGCGATGCAAAAACATTGAAGGAATGGTAACCAGATCTCCTTCTTTAATATTCACTGTTACTAAATTATGATTCATGTCTAAAATTTCGGTTGTAGATTTTTTATTAGGGAGCTCTATATAGTAAACATTAGTAAAGCTAGAAGCACCATGAAGGTGCCACCCCATCCAATCTCCTGCTTCATATTGTTGAAACCATCCGTTATGAACTGTCCATTTTTTCGCATGAAGATATTGTCCGATTTCTGTTAAGTAAGAATCAATCATCGGATAAAAAACATCTAAATATTCTCGTTTCTGAGCCTTGGGTAAATACCAATCGGTATGAGAAATAGTTTCATAAAATCCTGGCTTATCTTTACTCGACACAGGTGCACGAGGAATAGAAGTAATTAATTGTAGAAGTTTTTGTTTATAGTTGGCATGTTCCGTAACAGATTGAATAAAACAGGGGGCAATGATTGGGTGAATTATCATAATTTAAAAATAATTAAAATTAATATTTATACGTCCATGCTCATTAGTACATGTTGTACTATTATGAGGAATAGACGGATCGAACAACAGCAAACGATTCTCTTTGGAATCAATCTTTATTGATTTTTTTAATAGAGTGTATCCATCACAAGTATTGATTGCAAAAATGGCTCCTTTATGAGGGAAAGAATAATCAGCGTGTTGATCATGAGATTCTAGCTTCTTAGTCTGAGGATAGAAGTTACCCTTGACTCTGATGAGTGCTTTAGGTTTAAGAATTTTTAAGATAGGCTTAAGAGAATCAAAGTAATCACTATTAGTTTTATGGGGTTCTACACCAAAAAACACATGATTAAGATAGAAACCATCCTTAGCGCTCTTCTGCGATACAGCAGGAATATAGAACCAGGGAAAATAACAACCTAATAAAAGATTTTTAATTTTTATAAATTCTTCTTGAGATAATGCGTCATTAATTATTTTATATTTCATGAGAGGGTTAATTCTGTTAAGTCAAGTCTGCTTCCTATCTTTCCTTTAATGAAAACATTAAAAGCCAGACTTGTGCGGGTGTTAATTCCTTGCTTGGGCTCTACTCCATGAACTAAATAAGAAGGAAATAGAATCAGATCTCCTGTTTCAACAGGGAACCGCCAATTCGTTGAGTTAAAAGTGTTATGCTCCGTTGCTGATAGTTCGATTCTTTTATACTTATCTTTAAAAAATTTAATTTCATCCACTTCTATTCTGGCGTCAAGATAAAAAACTCCTGAAAGATAGGAATTAGCGTGAGCATGGCGATGATGCGTCTCATTAAGTTCCGTATAATTAATCCATGATTGAGTAATATAAGGAGTAACATCATCGCTGGTACAAATAATTTTATCAAAATAATCAAGGACCCTTGTATAAAGATCTTTTTTAAGTTGCTTCAATGTTTCATGTTCTAGAATATAAGTATCATAGGTAGTGAGGTTATGAATATTTTTATAAGTGTTCTTTTTAAATTGAGCAATAGTTTTTAATTCAGTCTTCGTTAAAGTTCTTTCAAGGTTAGAAAAATAAACGGGTTCAGGAAAAAGTTTATAGATTGGCATTATTTACTCCTATAAAATATAGGATAGTAATAAATATTTGTTAAAAAAAATTTTTCCATTAATCCCTCCAGACCGTAGAAAAAAAAGTAGTGATCGTATAGCGTCCTTGTCCCGGCTTCTTTGGTTTCTTAATCCATTTTAAAGGGGCAACCGTATGCCAATAATAACCAGGAAAAATAAGACAACGATTATGTAAAGCATCCACCGTTTGATCAGAGTCAGGAAATCTCAACTCTCCTCCAGAGTAACACTTAGGCTTGCGATAGAACCAAATAAGATTAGTAAACTGCCCATTATCAAAATGGGGTTTGTAATAGTCCCCTTCTTCATAATAAGAAATAAAAGTACTTCCACTATTAGTTCCTCTATATACAGCTCCTTGCGGCATTGCATCTTCAATAACTTTATGGAGATCTGGATTAGTAAACTTTTTTTCTGCTTGTTTGATGTGGCTATAAACAAAACCCTTAGGCGTGTAGATATATTCTAAATAAAATCTATAGGCATGACTTAGAGGAACCCCGTCTTTTTTAGCAGTGAAAGCCGTCCCTTCGGCTCGTTCAGCCTGAGGGCGAGATGTATAAAAATCTAATTCTTTCCAAATTAATCTTTCTTCTTCCGGTGTATACCAATTATCAATATACAAAAATGGAAAAATTTTTCCTTTATCTACAATAGTAATATCTTTCTGATTCATCTAGAAAGACGTTATACGCAATAATTATATGAAGGTCAATTGATGTGGATCAAGAAGCTTCCCAGCCTTGTGTATTATCTGCTTGGTAAGCAGCTTCGTTCCAACGAAAAGCAATAGGTTCTTCTTCTTCGCCCGTGCCACCATTAATTACTTTTGGTAAAGTAGATGGATCAGGTTGAGGAATTGGAGAATCCCAATCTCCTGTCGTATTATTTTGAATCCAAGATGGAAAAGGTTGAGATTTAATAAAACCATCTAAAGCAGCGTCATAAGTATCTCCTACACCAGGAGGATTTAATCTAAAAGCTTTGCTTTGATCTCCGAGTACACTATGGTCCTCAGGCGTATAATATTTTCCATTAATGGTATTACGCGATCCTTGTTTCCAAGTTACTGTAGCAGCACTTGTTTTAAAAGTTTTATGTAAGAAAGCAATCCCGTCTGCTTCAGTGGGAGCATCCGAATTATCTACAGTTAAAATTTGTATTACTTTGTTATCTGAATCTAATTTCGCAAAAGTTGCCATGATATTTATGGAGTATAGGTTCCTGTTCCAGTGTACGACACTATAGTGTAGTCCCCATCAGTAGCAACAGTTGGACTCCCAGTTGTTGTACCTGTGTAATCTGCAGTTAATATTTTTAGAATAACTATGCCTGTCCCGCCAGTACCAGGAGGAACTGCAGGATTTAATGCTGCACCTCCGCCGCCACCGCCAGTATTAGCTTGACCAGCTACGCCAGCACCGCCGCCGCCACCAGCGCCACCTGCGCCTTGACCGCCTTGAGCAGCTCCGCCGCCACCACCGCCACATCTTTGAACAGATGCACCAGTAATAGAATTTGCAGCTCCATCGCCGCCAGCTCCAGAATTTGCTTGACCTTGAAAGCCTACTTGACCGGCACCACCGCCGCCACCGCCTCCAGCTCTATTTGTTGATTGAATACTATTTCCACCATCTAATCCTTGAGAAGGGGATACGGAAGGTGTGTTTCCGTCACCACCTGGGTGAGCTCCTGAGCCACCTGATCCTCCGGCAGCGCCTCCGCAGCCACCATCATTTGATCCGTCGCCTGTGTCTCCAGCTCCGCCTCCGCCACCTCCGGCAGATTCAATTGTGAGAGCAGTATTAGCAATTGAAGAAACTCCTCCGGGATTCCCGTATGGATTAGATCCTGTTCCTCCTTGACCTATAGTAAGAGTGATATCGTCCCCTGGAGTTGCTTCGTATGCAGCATCACCTCGTTGACCGCCGCCACCACCGCCTCCTCCAAAACCGAGACCTCCGCCGCCACCGGCAGCACATATTAAACATTCAATATTATAGGGAGCAGCACCTCCGCCGCTTCCAAAACCTAAAACCTGATATCCAAAAGACATATTTCTTTCCTCCTATTAAATTTATGCGTCGTTAGCAGCGTCTGTTGTATAGAATAATTTTAATCCTACTAGTCTTAAATCACCAGTATTGGTATCTGTACCAGTATCGCGTACTAATCTAAAAATTGTATTTGTAGAAGCAGCTGCACTTGCAATTGTAACGTCTCCACTAACTACATTAACCATTAAATCATCTTGAGTTCCACTTGCTGCCAATGCTGTATTAGCTACTGGAGTTCCAAAAGCTAAATCGTAATCTACATCACTAGCTACTGAACATCCTGCGAGCGTAAAACCACCTGTTCCTGTGTCTGTTCCAGATGCTGACCAAAAAGTTTGAAAAGTTACTACGCCCTCATCCCATGATTTAGGAAAACAAACATTAAACTGTACTGATTCTGCTGTTGAAGCATCAAAAGCCAAAGCTTTTAATTCTGGGTTTCCAGCTGTAAGTTCTGTTTGAGCAAGTTCAGCTCCATTAGTTGTACTTGCGTACATTGCTACAGCCGGTACATACATAGTTTCTGCACCTGCAATTCTTACTGCTGCTGTTGCATCTGCTCCATCGGTAGCTTGAACTTCTCCTGTACCATTAGGTGAAAGAGTAATGTTTCCATTTGCTCCATCAGCAAGGGTAAGAGTTCCTGCATTCGTACCATTATTTGTATTTAAAATTAAATCTCCAGTTCCTTGTGTAGTGATAGTTGCATTGGCATCATTATCACCGACTTGAACTGTATCTGCTCCAAGATTAACATCACCTGTGCCATGTGGAATAATATCAATATCAGCATTTGATGTTGAAACTATATCTTGGCTATTCATGTCTAAATCGCCACCTAATTGTGGAGAAGTGTCATCAACAAGATTCGCCATAAAACCAGTATCAACGATATCTGGATCAGTACCATCGTTCGCTGTTGCATAAATTATTTTTGTAGCTCCAGCAGCAAACGTAACGCTACTACCGGAACCAGTAATATATTTAAAAACTACTGAATCTGTACATGAGTTTTTAATTATATAAAAAGTTTGAACGTCAATAGGAATAGTTACATTTCTACTTGCTGCAAGTGTTCCTGTGAGTTCTATAATTCTGTGTGCAAGAGTAGCACCTGCTGATCCATCGGAAACTGATAAATCTGTATCAGCTCCGTCAGTTACTGCTTGAGTGGTAAAACCACCCGAAATTTGTTCGATAATATCCCAGTTTGTATTTGTTAATGTTCCCCATGTACCGGCTTTTTCGCCAGTCGTCATGAGTTGAATTCCAAGTACTGTATAATTTGATGCCATATTTTTCTCCTTACGCTGAATGTTCTATATCTGTATAAGCAGTATAGCCGGTTATGTCAACATCTTTGTAATGTAGTGGGGACGTACCCGCGGACCCGAGAGTTCCACTTATTTCAATTCCTGAAAGTCCAACTTGCGTATCCGTTATTGTGAAACTTCCTAATGAACCAGTGATAGCAATTCCAGTTAATCCTACTGCTTCGTCGTCGATAGTAAGTGAACCAAGTGCATAAAAATTAGCTTCTATTCCTGTAAGATCAACTAGTTGAGCTTCAGTAATAGTCAGCGTACCGAGGCTTCCAGTAATAGATAAACCACTTAATATTGCAGTCACCTGAAGCGTAGGAGAACCTAAGCTCATCGTACCTAAGAAACTTGACATTCCTTGACTATGATCGGCTCCATTATTAATACTTGGAACCCCTAATCCTGCCGACATTTGGAAAGATGTCGTCAGATCAAAAATCATATCTAACCTACTAATAGTAGGTGTACCTAGACTTAATGTTGCTTCTATACCTGTAGGAGCCGCAATAGATAATTGAGTTGTTTCAAATCTTAAATCGCCACCCCACCCGATCATCTCATTCCAAGGAGCTTGACCCCAGGCATCTGGGCCTAAGTGACCTGCTATTTCGAAACCAGTTAATGCAATATCAATTGCATCTTCACCCCATTGGTTTGATCCCCAAGTATCTCTACCCCAACCTTCCTCTGATTGAGCATAAGGTAAAGTTCCTAAAGATCCTGTGATTCCAAAACTACCCAGAGTAACTACTGGATCAAAACTATCTCCCCATGGTTCTTCACCATAGAAATCTCTACCCCAACCAGTATTTGGAAAAGCTGGAACATCATCATTAAGAGTACCAGTTATAGAAAAACCAGTTGGAAAAACTGTTAAACTGAAATCACCCCAGTCATCAGATCCCCATGTACTTCTTCCCCATCCATGTTCATTAAATGCAACGGGTGTGCCTACGGATCCTGTAATTGAAATTCCAGTAAGTGAAACTGTAACGGTATCAGATTCCCAGGAATTATAGCCCCAGGTTGTTCCGGCTTTATTCCAAGTGTTAGCCATAAGGAAATTCCCCTTACGACGTTATTCTTATGATCGCTGAGCTAGAATCGTTTGTTGGAAATTGAATTGTGAAAGTTCCAGAAGAAACTGTTTTGTCTCCACCGAAATCAATGGTGCAAACTGATCTATTAGTAGTGAAACCACTTAGTACATCTGTATTATAAATCATGCATCCTCTTGCTGTGAAAGAAGCTGATGTCCATGATGTATCTGAAAAATCTGTATAAGCCGTTACTGTGCTTTTATCTGTTCCAGTGTTAGTCAAAGCGTTTCCACCCTCACTATAACCTGAACTGGTTTCCGTAACTTCGTAAGTGTTTGTAGGGTCTGCTGATGCATCTGCTGGAGCCGTATAGACAGTTGTAGTTGTTCCTAAATTAGCTGAGCCACTAGAATATAAAGCGATTTTAAAAGCGTCGCCTGCTGGCGTATCACCGGACGCATTAAAATTATGTCCGGATTGTAATAATTCTTCTTTGAAAGTGTTAGTTAGTACTGATGCAATTGCCATAATTTTCTCCTAATTTTTAAGGTGACGGAGAGTTGACAGGTATTCTAACGGTGCCGTCAGTATAATCATCTCGTCTTCGTCTTCCAATTTGGACTCCTCCAAACTTCTGTACTTCTTGTTTATATTTATTCTCATATAATGTCAACATGTCCATAGGACCTTTTAAAAATCCAAAAGTCTCTACTAACGTAGCATATAATAAGCCCTGTGGAAAGTACTGACTTATATAAGTTCCAGATGTTTTATTCACTAAACTTTTAGGCACCATATCATAATATATTCTAAACATATAATTATCATCTGGCGTAGGGGCTATATACATTCCTCCTGAAGTAGTGTCTGAGGTTCCCGTAGCACCTCCAAACATCGCATAATACTTAGGAAATCCTGTAACATCCTGAGCAGTTTGACCTCCTGAGGAACCCGTGAGTCTGTCAACATATTCAGATAAATAAGTTTGGTCCTTTTTCTGGAGCCAAGTGCCAGAACCCGTTGTAACTGAGGTACTATTAAAAACTTCTACCCCACGTACAAATACTGTTCCAGTATTTCCTTTAGTTCCTAATCCTGGAGCATTAATGGTATTATCATCAGCAGCTAAACTTCCTTCACTAACAAATCTATTATTGTCGCTGGGAACATCATAAAAAATTCTAAATTCTGCATTTTCTATAAATCTGCCTAGAATAGCACCAGTTAAAACATTCGAACCAGTTTCAGTATAACTTCTAATGTCAGCTTCTAATGCTGAGAGTGTATATCCAGCCATAATTATGATCTATCGTTTACGGGTCCGCCGAAAACAAAAAAACCTCCTCCTGTTGCTACACTACTAGCCGCATTGGCTAAAGTAAAACTAAAACTATTACTTACGGTTAATGTTGAAGGTTGTCCTGCGTAAGGAATAGTGGTGTCAATCTTAGTGATTATATATGATCCATAAATTTTTGCCCCTGAAGTATGAGCTGCCGCTGTCGTAGAAACTGGTGTTTCCCCATAAGAAGGAGCTGCAGTTCCTCGAGTACAGCCTGTTAAAGTATGTGTACTTCGGCCAGTGTATTGAATCGTTTCACTGGTAATTCTTCCGTATTGCAAAGAAGCTGTGTCCGTATCCGTTGCCTCAATAACAATGTATCCTGACGTAGGAAATTCCGAACCATCGGTTAATACAATAGAAGTATCTGTAGCTGTAATAGTTGTAGCTAAAGTCGTACTTAATTCAAAAGTGGAAATGGCTACTCCTCCTACTGGGTTTTTAACTTGATAAAATCTCACAGCATCATTGGTAGATCGTTGATGTCTATTTTCTGTTACAATAACTGTCGTGCCTACTTCAGTTGTAAAAGGATTATTATTTAAAGCAGCAGGTGTTGGTAAAGCTACTCGTGATGGTCTTGCTCTCTGTAAAGCTTGAGGATCTGCGCTTGTCGGTTTAGGTTCCAATTGAGGTTGTTTAGGTTCAAATTCTGAAAAATGAACCCATGCTCCATTCCATTCCCTTAC